TTACTACTTCCCTGGCGATTTAGCCGTTGGAAGTCTTAGCTATACCAACGCCGAACAAGCCAAATTCGACGTTAAGGACGACCTTCTGCGCGTGGTGAAGAGCCTGCGTAAGAGGAACACTCCTACCTTCCAAGACGGTTTCTATCGCTGTGTTTGCGATCCTACCTTCTTGATGCACCTGCGTCAGAACAGTGACTTCCGTGAAGTTGCTCGTTACCCTGGCAACGGTCAAATCAACCCACTTATGTCCGGCATGCAGCCTAACGCTGCTCTGTACATGGGTCAGGGCTTCGGTCAAGCTACCTTCGTGGCTGGCGAACCGATTATGCCCACGGGCTTTGTGTTTGAAGGTGTGCGCTTCTTCGAAAGCACCAACATGCCTACACAAACACAGGCTGCGACCATTGCATCCAGTTCACAGAGCTACAACTCTGCGATCGGTATCTTCTTTGGTCCGCAGTCCACTGGAGTTGGCATTGGCGGTAACAACGCCCAAGTGCTACTCAACAACAACGATGACTTCAGCCGTTTCATCATGATGATTTGGAGCCTGTACGCAGGTTTTGAACTTCTGAACGCTGACTTCGTCACCGTTGCCTACTCTTTCGACGCTTGAGGAGGTAACTAAAAATGGCGATCGCTACTAACCAGCTCTCAGTTGCCAAGATTTATCCTGGTAACTACACAAACGTTCTTCGTTACTGGCACGAAGAAAAAACCGTTCAGTACAACAACGCTAACGGTGTTTCCACCAACTTAACCAACCAACCCGTGGGTGGTCCTGTTGGTGTTGTATTCCGTCCTGGTTGGATTGCTCAGCAAGCAGTTGGTTATGTTGACCTGAGCTACCAAGCTCTTGGTACAAACAATCAACTTGAGTACTACACCCTACCTTATGGTTCGGGTCAAAACGCTGCTCAGCAACCCTTCCTAAACGCTAACGTTATCATTCCTTCTCCTGATTTCCATAAGGATATTCGGGCTGATATCACGAATGGCATCATCGTTCCTGCGTCTGGCTACGTTTATCGTGCCTCCTTGCGCATTGACGGTGGTGATGTTGTTAGCTCCGGCGTTGCCGGTGGAAGTGCTACCCCACAGGTTTCTCTGATTCCTGCTGTAGCTCAAGGTCTGCGTGACAACGGCACTGTTGTTTCCGGTCAATTTGGTTGTTCCATTACGGGCGCCTCTAGCCGGATTGTTAACGGAAGCATTGCTTCTACTAACATCTTCAACAGCAGCAGCTTGTCCGCTCTGGCTAACGCTACTACCTGGAAACTCTTCACCACTACTAATCTTGGTGGTGCTGCTGCTTCTGGTCTTGCTCAAGGTTCGGGTATTTACGATCCTCGCGCTGGTACTGGAAGGCTTTCAGGTGCAAACAAGGCTCTGGCAATCTGCGAAGTTTGCTGGATTCTTCCTGACCAACCCCCCGAGCGTTCAGATCTTGCTCTGCAGCCCGGTGGTGTTATCGAGTCAAGTATATTTACTTCGACTTCACCTTCCTGATCTAATCAGTAACGGGTTCTTACATCTACCCCTCCTTCGGGAGGGGTTTTTGTTTTGGAATCAAATTATTAATAAAATTTTTAGCGTTTTTTAAATCGTTAACTGGCAAAGTATCAAGCATATGTTTCTTGCGTGGTCTTTATGACTGACCGGAAGCTTTCAGAGTTTGGAATTAAACGAAAAGAGTGCCAAAAATGCGGCGCTACTTGGTTAAATAATGTTCATTATTGGCGTACGGGGGCAAAAGGTAGCGAACTAGACCTTGCGGGCTTGGTTTGTAACCAAACTGACTCCTCTGAGTGCATAAATCCAGCTAAAGGACGTGTTGGAGGCGATACTTGGGAGAAACGAGCTGAATTTATTGAAAAATCTGCGCCAAAACTAAAAACTTGTGATCAATAAGCTTTGTTTTTGCGGTTGTTTAGCCTAAACTACTGTACACATGTTGACTCAGCCCATGACAGCCAGTGTTTATAGACCTAGTGGCGTAAAAATTGAGATACTTTCGACGTATGACGAAGGTGATTACTTTATGGTGCGTTCAAATACCACAGGTAAAGTCTTTTTTGCTCATAAAGACCAAGTTGGAGAACTTCTTGATGAAAATGAACCAACTTTAAGCGCTAACCATGTAGGTACAAGGCGCAGCAGGCGAAATGTGAAGTCAGAGATTGAAAAAACTCCGATAATTAAACCTCTACCACCTGCGGACACTCGGATAAATTTAAATACTCTGACACCCGAAGGTCTTACGCAGTGCTTACCAGGCGTGGGGCTAAAAACAGCTAAAGAAATTGTTGAGTTACGTCAATCTTTACCTGGTGAAAAGTTCATAAAACTAGATCAACTTAACTCAATTAAACGAGTTGATTGGGATGAAGTGTTTGCTACCGGGAGTGTATACGTAGAATAGAAGAACATAAGTCGTTGTATCCGTGGCTCAACTAACTCCTTTTGAACTTGAGCAGATTCAATCGTATTTAGCTCAGCAAGGGGTTGTATTTCAGCCAACAACGACTGACGCCACTAAGCGCGAAGTAATTTATGCGACAGTTAATCAATTAACTAGAAATCCTGCTCAGGTTTTTGGTTATGCCCTTGACGATTTTAACTTTAGCCGTGTTGCTTATCACTTAGCCTTTAACATCGCAACTGTTCCGGCGGGTGACTATGCTCGTTTGCTCGAAGCTTGTAATAGTATCCCTAGTGAGTTTTATTACGACAAGATAATTCAGCAAATTGAGCGCTGTGAGGAAGCTGAGCGTCTTACTGAGCTTGCTACCGGTAGAGCTACAAGTCGTCAAGAAACAATTCTTGGTGACGTTTCACGTTCCATTAATATTCAGGATAAACGTGAAACAGCTCGCATATGGAGGGAAAACTATTTGTATGAGTGCGATAGGTTAGCGCAACAGCTTTATGTGCCTAACTATCGAGACCCTGTGGCCGCGAGATATCGCTTTGAACGATCAGGTGGAGAGTTTATTCAAGCAATACCTGGACCACCTGATATTTCACGAGCAGACAGACTCTATTTTTACGCAAATTGGCGGTAGACTTACTTTATTAGTGATCGGTTTAAGCACATGGGCCTCGGTAATTATATTTATAATGAAATAAGAAAACAGGGTACTGCTGGTGCTCAGCGGTTGCTGAAGCAACTGAGTGCTGGTGCTCAGGACCTAGGTAGAAATGCAGAAAACGTAATAATGGGTGGTCCTCTACCTTTGGCTACTCCGACCCCAGACCCTCGCCGTCTTTTGCCAGATGTGCCACGTCGGTCACCGACAGTAACTCCTGCAGATATTCAACGCGCGGATCAAATACGACAAATCGTGCCTACAGTTAGAGCTCGAGAGGCTTTACCAAATATTTCAGGTCCACGTCAAGGTGTAACAACAGCAGATCGAGAACTTGCAAATCAAATACAACAAATTCCAGCTTCTTTTAGGGAAGCTACGACTAGAAGAATGCTGCCCAATATGCTCGGTCCACGTCAAGGTGTAACAACAGCAGATCGAGAACTTGCAGATAGGTTAGGGCGAGGGGAAATTTCAGTTCCTCCCGAGGATGCGGCAGCTCTTTTTGATAGGCTGCGTGGACAGGCTCCTTCAGCTAGAGATATTCCTGCTTCTGTTCCCGACTATTTACAAGGCACATTTCTTAGACCAGGTCCGGGTGAGATAAAAGGTCCTGGAATGTCTTTAAGGTACCCTCCAGGTACTCAAGCTGTTGGAGGAGGAAAGCTTGGTAACACTACATTCGGTCAGGGCGTTGAAGCTAATATTGGTGCTTTTCTAGGTCCTGTTCCTCCTCCAAATAGACTTAATGTCATGGAGGCCATTGAACAGGGTATTCCTCTTACTCCCCGAGCACCTGGTGGTGAAGTTCGCGGGCCATCTTTTTTTACTGAACCTGATCCTTTTACCGGTCGCATTGAAATAGATCCACGTATCAATCCTTACCCTACAAGTCGAGTTGTTTTAGACACGGCTGGTAATGTCGTTGATGACCCTTTAGTCAGCGACCTCGTAAGACGAGGGGCTGATGCTGTAGTTGATCCTGTTACAAAAGCTACACGTAATGCCACCGGGGGCATTCAAATGGTTGATTTAAGACGTGTACTTGGTGACCCACGTGTGCGCAACGCATTAATTGCGGGAGGGATGGTTAGCACAGCTGTGGGGCTATCTAATCTTTCTGACATCGAAGGATCGGCTCCTCTTGATCCACAAGGTGGGACAAGGACTGTTCCTGGAGAACCCTTGGTTACTCCTAACGGAATTAATCAACCAGAACAACTT